ATCAAAGACAGAGCTATAACAAAAGACGGTGTTTTGAGCAAATTAACATTGTACGCAGGTTTATCTGCAGGAATGAATACATCCTCTGCAATCAAACAGAAATTGTTATCGATCAATCAGCCACATCAGCGTCAAGTTGCCTTAGAAAACGAAATTATTAAAATATTAAGAGTATCACAAACAGAAACAGTAGAAGAAGCAATTAATGTCTTAAATACTATGGATATTCACATACACATGCTTAATGAAAAGGCTATGAAATTAATCAAAAACATGTTGAAAGTAGACACATCAAATATGACAGCAGAGGAATTTCAGAAATACATGTTTGACGGAAACAATGATAGTATAGATAACATAACAACTGAATTGTCATTAATGAAAACCGTTCTTAAAAGAATAGATGTTTCAAAGGTCATGCATCATGTCAAAACAATTTGGACAAAATATTGGAAAGTGGAAGAATTAGAACGCATTATCAAAGAAACAAATCATAGTGGAGATATGTCACAAAAAGCAATTGATTTCATAACTCAATTTGACCAAATGATTCCAAGAAAAGAACAGTTAGAATTATTTAGATGCATACGGTTTTTGTTCGCTTTTTGGTTTCCGGATTATGAAAAGCTTGTGTTCAGAATAGATTCAAATCAACTGCATGATACAGATTTGGAAAATTGGATAAAGAAACGGGAGTCAGATGATGTGCTATGGAATGGATACAAAATTTCACAAGATTTACTAGCAACAAATTTAGGTATTGAATTGAAAACAGATGGTGAATTAGTAACATTCATGGTTATGTTGAATAGTCAGGATGCAATCGGGGATGTATTCAAAGAAAACAAAACCGACACAATAACAGGATTTACACTATTATTGAAGTTGGCCAAAATCCATAGAGGACCTTCATCTGAAGAACCAACAATTTTGTGTGCACTGGCTAGTCTAAAGGATAAACCTAGGAAACAGATATTTAGACATCTTCGGCGTATGTATGCAAAGAACATGGTCAGAACAACTAGACAGCAAAAGGGTTTGGGATTCAGTGCAATAATAATAGCAGCAATGGGAACAAATGATGATTTCCAACATAAAATAAACAGAGTATTGTCGGTGTTTTATGACACTAGCACATTTTATTATGGTATTGCAGCAAAACAACAGCTAGAAAAGCCGAGAGAGTTACCGATCAAAGACGGAGCCACAGATATTGCAACAGATTATTGCGAAAGATTGAGTAATGCATTAGCGAGTCATACAGTAGAAGAAGCAACAACAAACCCAAAAGCCAAAACAGATATACATGAATTAATTCACAATAATGTGGTTAATCAATTCAACCCAACAAATAGTGCAGAATTTGTAACTTATTCAGGAGATGTGGTAGAACGCACAACTATAAATCAAACAGCAATAGCAGGTAACATTGATCATGCTAAATG